ACCAGGGGTAGGATTCAACATCACCGTTCCAACTCCTGTCAGCCAAGACCAATGGATGCTGTTGCAACCTGCTGGAACGCTGGCAACTGGCACGATTACCCTGCCTTTGAATACTGGTGTACCTGATGGCACTACGGTTCTGATTACCACCACCCAAGAGATCACATCACTGACGATTGCACTAAATGGTGCGGCTGCACTTTATGGTGGCGTGACATTTTTAGGCGCAGGGACTGCCACAGCAATTCGTTTCTATCAACCCACAAATTCGTGGTATCAAATTAATGCTGAGACAGTTTATGCGGCTGGTATACAGGCTTTCTTGGCAAACCCATCAAGTGCCAACCTACGAACAGCAATGACTGATGAAACAGGCACTGGTCTTTTGGTATTTAATACAAGCCCAACTTTCGTAACTCCGATTCTTGGCACACCAACATCAGGAACACTGTCCAACTGCACAGGTTTGCCTATTGCTGGTGTAACTGGGCTTGGCTCAAATGTGGCTACTTTTTTGGCAACCCCATCAAGCGCAAACTTGGCGGCAGCATTAACCGATGAAACTGGCACAGGCGCGGCAGTATTTGCCAACACACCTACATTGGTGACTCCAAACATCGGTGCAGCCACAGGAACGAGTCTAGCAGTCACAGGGTTACTTAGATCATCTGGAACGGCTGGTGTGGGTTATTCCACAGGCGCAGGTGGTGTAGTTATTCAAGGCACAAGCCGAACCACAGGTGTGACAATTAACAAACTAACTGGTCAAATCACATTATTTTCTGCGGCAGGCACAACCGCCGCAACAACTTTTACTGTGACCAACAGCACCGTTAATACCACCGATGCGATTATCCTCACTCAGCACACTGGCACTGATTTGTATAACTTGATGGTCACTAAGACAACCTTGGGTTCTTTTGATATTACATTCCGCACCACTGGCGGCACAACAACTGAACAGCCAATATTTAACTTTGCAGTTATCAAAGGCGTAGACTCATAATGGCTACCAAGCCCAAGTCATCTGTCAATGAGGCTGGCAACTATACGAAGCCAACCATGCGTAAGCGGCTCTTTGAGGAAATCAAAGGTTCTGCTGTGCAAGGCACTGCGGCTGGCGAATGGTCGGCTCGCAAAGCCCAACTGTTGCAAAGAAATACAAAGAAAAAGGTGGCGGTTATAAATGAAAGCCACACAAAAAAGCCTCAAAGATTGGTCAAGTCAAAACTGGCGCACCAAGTCGGGAAAGCCATCGTCTGAAACAGGCGAGAGGTATCTGCCTGAGAAGGCGATTAAAGCCCTGAGTGCGGCTGAGTATGCGGCAACCACACGGGCAAAGCGTGAGGCTACAAAGGCAGGAAAGCAGTTTGCCAAACAGCCTAAAAAGATTGCTGAAAAGATCAAGGGGTTTAGATGAAAAGCCCAGCCTATACACGCAAAGAAGGCCAGAATCCCAAAGGCGGCTTGAACGCCAAGGGAAGGGCTGCGGCAAAGGCCGAAGGCATGAACCTAAAGCCTCCTGTCAAATCTGGTGACAATCCTCGCAGAGCATCGTTCTTGGCTCGCATGGCTGGCAATGCTGGCCCTGAGTACAAAGACGGTGAACCCACTCGATTGTTGTTAAGTCTGAGGGCTTGGGGCGCATCATCAAAAGCAGATGCCAAAGCCAAGGCAAAACGCATCTCTGAACGCAATAAGGCCAAGTGATGCAAATCCCTATCCTTAACGGTATTTACACCGATCAAACTCCAGAACTGCGTACATCATACCCAGTGAACCTTGTTCCTGTGCCAAAACAGTCAGGCATCAGCAATGGTTTTCTGAGACCAGGCGATGGGATTGTGGCAAATGGCACAGGGCCAGGCATTGACCGTGGCGGCATTAACTGGAGAGGTCAGTTATATCGAGTCATGGGTACAAAGTTGGTGGAAATCGACAGCGCAGGAGTAGTGACCGTGTTGGGCGATGTGGGTGGGCCAACAGATCAACTGGTCACATTTGATTACAGCTTTGATTTACTTGCGATTGCATCCGGTGGGCGCTTATATTACTGGAATGGCACAACACTAACGCAAGTGACTGACCCTGACTTGGGCGTGGTGCTCGATGTGGTTTGGGTAGATGGTTACTTTATGACCACCGATGGCGAATTCTTGATCGTCACAGAACTGACAGACCCAACTCAAGTTAATCCGCTGAAGTATGGAAGTTCTGAAGTTGACCCAGATCCAGTGGTTGCGCTACTAAAATTGCGAAATGAAATCTTTGCCCTGAACCGCAACACGATTGAGGTATTCGATAACGTGGGTGGTGAGTTATTCCCATTTGCACGAATTGATGGTGCACAAATACAAAAGGGCGTTGTTGGGACATTTGCTTGCTGTGTCTTTATTGAGCGCATTGCGTTTTTAGGAAGTGGTAGGAATGAAGCACCAAGCATCTACGTGGGTGCTGCGGCAACAACTCAAAAGGTTAGCACACAGGAAATCGACAATCTACTTCTTGAATACACTGAGGCGCAATTAGCCTTGGTCAAGTTAGAGGCCAGAAATGACAAGAGTCATCAACACCTTTATGTGCATTTGCCTGACCGAACCATAGTTTATGACGCATCAGCATCTGAGGCTTTACAGACTCCTGTCTGGTTCACCCTGACCACAACCCTAGCTGGGTTTGCACAATACCGAGCCAGAAACTTAGTTTGGGTGTACGACAAGTGGATGGTGGGTGATCCGCAAAGCACCAATATCGGTTACTTGGTACAAGATACAGGCCAACATTGGGGGCAACAAGTGCGTTGGGAGTTTGGCACACTGATTGTCTACAATGAAAGCAATGGGGCAATATTTAACGAGATGGAACTTGTGAGTCTGACGGGTAGCATTGCGCTTGGTAAGAATCCGCAGATCAGCACCAGCTACTCTTTGGATGGTCAAACTTATTCACAAGAAAAGTTTATCGCTGTCGGCACGATTGGCAACCGCCAAAAGCGTTTGGCTTGGTTTCAGCAGGGTCACATGAGGAACTGGCGCATCCAGCGTTTCCGTGGCGATAGCGATGCCCATGTGTCCTATGTGCGCCTTGAAGCCCAGATTGAAGCATTGGCATACTGATGGCAACCGCACCCATTTCCCGCAAACTTAACTTGACCCGTGACCAGCTTGCGGAGTTCTTGACCGATCAGCAACAGATTAGGCAGTTTGAACTTTTGTTTTCTACTGTTGATACTTTGCAAGTAATTGTTGGAACTGATTTTGAATATCAGGCCGACAATGCTGCGGCAACAGCAAATGAGGCATTGGCACAATTAAGTGCCTTGGCACAAGATACCGCAGTTGATGATGCTGTCCTCAACGCCAAGGTGCAACAGGTATTGGATACCATTCCAAGATTGGCACAAGCATTGGATTTGCTTGCACTTGCCCCTGTGCGTAATAATATTGAACTGGAGCACGATGTAAATGGCATCTTGCCGTATGCAAACCAAACCCCACGGGTGCGATCTAATCAGGTACTGACATGGCTTTCGATGTAATTACCCCTGTTAAATTAGGCCAAGCCGCCATCACCACTGGCGTGACTACGCTTTACACAGTACCAGCCTCAACTAGAACGCTGCTCAAAGAGTTCAGTATTGCCAATACAACGGCAGCCGACATCAATGTGCGAGTATTTTTAGTGCCATCAGCAGGCTCGGCTGGAACTGCAAATGCTTTCCTATACGATGTGCCTGTGCCAACTGCTAATGCCTTGCAATACAACGGCATTGAGGTACTAAACGCAGGCGATACTATTCAAATTCAGGCGGCATCAACTGGCCTCACAATCATCGCAAGTGGTGGAGAAGCCACATAAGGAGTATGAAATGACCGTATCAATCAAGGTGCTGATACCACCAAAACAGGCTGAAAATACGCAGACAACGCAGTACACCGCTGTGAACTGTAAAGCGATCATTGACAAATTTACTGCCACCAATACCACGGCAGGTAATGTGACGATCAGCGTTAACTTGGTGACAAGTGGCGGCACAGCAGGAACGGCAAACTTGATCGTGGACACAAGAAGCATTGCGCCAGATGAGACCTACACATTCCCTGAACTGGTTGGGCAAGAATTGGAGTCTGGTAGTTTTATATCCACCATTGCCAGCGCAGCCACA